CATTCAATGGAATATCTGGAGCTTAAATCATCCATTGAGAAACATGGCGTCTTGTCGCCGGCTCTTGTCCGACCGAAAGACAACAGCCGCTTTGAACTTGTGGCCGGTAATTGCCGGCGTGTTGCATCTATTGAATTAAAACTTACGACCCTCCCCTGTGTCGTTAAGTCACTCTCTGACCAAGAGGTTTTGGCATTACAGATTCATGAAAATGCCATTCGTCTCAAAACACAGCCGGCTGAATTCGCAAATCAATTAAAGCGAATCATGGATCAGACGCCGGGAATGACATTGGCCACATTAGCTGTCCTTGTTGGTAAGCAGGTTGCTTGGGTCAAACGGCTGCTGGAGCTACCAAAACTAGATAAGGACACACAACGCCTGGTCGATCGTGGCACGATGAGAGTTAAGAATGCCATGATGTTGGCTAAGATTCCAAAGCAATGGCGCGGTGAACAGATTACTAATGCGTGTGAAATGACGGAAAAGGAGTTTTCTCCTTTAGCAAGCTCCATCATTAAACAATACCAAGAATCTGTGCGGCAAGGAAAGTTGGATGCACATTTCAATACACCGTTCAAACCGGTTGCTCATGCTAGGAAGCCAAAAGAAGTTCAAGCTGAAATTGATAATCCAAAAGTGTTACCTCGTTTGATTGTTTCTGAGAAGGTAACAACTCTTCTCGATGCCGCTCTTTTAGGGACACGTTGGGGGCATCATTTGGATCGCGAGCATATTGAACAGTTACGGCTTAAAGCAGAAGCACAAGGCCGTTTAGAAAGTGAGAGTGATAATGACGTAATTGACGATTAGTTTCTCCTGCTTGTTATGTTTCTTTTCTTTTCTTTGAGGTTCTTGAATGTCTACTAATTCTCTTGTTCCCGTTGACCTATCACAATTGCCATCGACCCAAATGGGTAACGATGATGTGTACGATAGCATTGCACAGAGCGCCTCGTTTCTCGGCCGCTTGCAGTTGTACACGAAGGGAAAAGCTATCGATAAGGGCCTGATCAAGCCCGGCCATTACGGCATCCCAGAAAGTGCTGATGAAATCACGGATTTGGGTGTCTCGATTGATGTTCTTGTTCTCGCTCGTCGGCCTAAGGCTGTTGACATGAGCGACTCGGACGCGATCATCACATCGTTCGATCCAGATTCGGCTGAGTTCAAACGGATTGCGGCACGTTCATTGGAGAAGGAATCCAATTGTATGTACGGCCCGTCGTTCCTTGTGATCGAGCGGAACAACCCGTTGCGTCCCCTGGAATTCTTCTGCGGCACAAAGAGCACTCGTGCTGAAGCCAAGAAGATTTATCCATTTCTCCCGCTAAGTCAGGATGACATTGATCGTCGTGGCATCAAAGACGAAAAGCCACGTGGTCCACAGGCCATGACTTTGACGGTGCGCTTCGTTGAGAAGGGCAAATGGTCATGGCATGTTCCGGTGGCCAACAAGTGTACGACTCCCTTTACAAAGCTGCTGGCGGCAGAACGGTTGGTTGAGGAAATCAACAAGTTCGTCACCGCGAAAGCAGACGAAGTGGAGAAGGTCGAGGAAACGACCAAGAGTCGTCGTGCTCGCTAAGTGAGATAAGTCCGTTGCAGATGTTGTCGGTGTTCCCTTCCATCGTTGTTGGCTAAACCGACGAGTACCCACCTGCAAGGCACTCACTTTTACATCTTTGCCTAGTGCAGAGATGCTCTAAAGGTCTATCACTGAACCCGCCTGGCTAATCAGTGAGTATTTGTTCCTCACCAAACACGACGACTATTGAGCGTCCTTGGGTGAGGTTATTTGGTTCGTACTTGTTGGTTTAGTGGCATGCACATGGTATGTCACGTTCACCAATAACCTTAAAGTGCCGGCCTCGTCAGCGCTCGTCCGAAAGTGAACAACTCCAGCGACTGGGTAAGTGGCGACATGGAGCGCTGTCTTTTATTTCTCAAAGGTGATTTATGCCTGCTCAACGTAAACGGTTTTCTGAAGACGGGGATACCGAGGATGAAGTTCTTGACCAGGAAGCTGGTGAAGCTTATTGGGATAACTACTGGAATAAGGATGCGGATTCAAACTCACCGAATGAAGACGAGTAGGTAATGAAACCAGCAGTATCACTTATCCAACAACCTGCAATTGACTTCGCGTCTTTTTTAGGCGTAGCGCTTCATGCATTGGGTTATAGCCCTGGCGCAAAGGCTGATCAGGTTCGCCGAGAGATGTCGGATGCTGAACGGTTTATTGCGTGCCTGTCTGCACTACATGATCAAGATGCACCTGCCGGACTTGCGCCCAATTTACTGTCGCATGTTTCGTTTTCGGTACTTATTGCTGCCTATGAACGAGATTTGGTTGACATCATGTCTGCTGCTTCTGGGATGGCGATTGTCACTGCTGATACGCAAGTTACTTCCGTGATGTTGGCCGTCATGACTGGCACGTTGGCTCAATGGCGGGACGCTGTGAAGACTGGCTCCAGTCAGTCGGCGCAATTCAGTGTGCGATGGTGCTTCTGCGACATCATGCATTTGTTTGAAGGTCAGGGGTTAGGTTCTGTTTGGAAAGATTTCAACGCCAAGCCGTTACCTGACAGCACTTTCTATCTTGAAGACAAGAGACGACTCTAAAGATTTGACCAGGAAAGCTTTCTAGCGATGTTTATAAGCATTGAGCAATACGCCGATGGTGATATTCACGACATCAAATTAACAACCCGCACTAAAAGCGGATCGTTAATTCGAGTGCCGGCACAGATTCAGATTGTCAAGAATCGCATTGAGTTCATCAAGTCGCCATTTTCATTGAAGAATGAATTGAAGGCAATGAAAGGTTCTCGATGGGAGGGGTATGATGAAGAGAACCCCCGTAAAATTTGGTCAGTCGAAGATTGTCAGCGTAACCGGTTTCAACTCGCCTGGTTGATGGGTCAGGACGTGTATGATTGGTTCGATCGTGAGGTAGTTAAGCATGACTATTCTGGCCTTGTTCATAAGCGATTAGGCCCGACTGACGCGATGCCGCACCAGGCTGAAATGACTGATGCGTGGCTCACTTATCACTATCAAATTTGGGCTGCTGAGATGGGCACCGGCAAAACGCTGGCTGCTCAAATGGGTATTGAACGAAGCGGTGTGAACCATTGGTGGTGGGTTGGACCAAAGACCAGCTTACCAAACATGAAATTGGAGTTCGAGGCCTGGGGCTTCGACTTCGATAAAATCACAATCGAGTTCATGACTTACGATGCACTTACCACTCGTATGGACGAGTGGAAAACGGGCGACTTCGTGCCACAAGGCGTCGTCTTTGACGAGTCCAGTCGCGTTAAAGGGGACACATCACAACGTTCTCGTGGTGCTCAGCTACTGGCGGACGAGATTCGTAAGAAATATCAGTTCGAGGGCTTTGTTCTCGAAATGAGTGGCACGCCATCGCCGAAGTCTCCTCTGGATTGGTGGTCGCAAACAGAGATCGCGTGGCCGGGCTTCTTGAAAGAAGGTTCAAAGAAGGCTCTTGAGCAACGGTTAGCTTTTATTGTCCAGAAGGAATACGACTCGGGCGTCTTTCCAAAACGAATTGGATGGAAAGATGATGAGCATAAATGCGATGTATGCGGACAGTTAGAAGCTGAAGGACCCCATACGCTTGATGGTGATACGGAACCAGACGAATACCATGAATTTGTACCCAGTGCAAATGAAGTGGCGTATATGTACGAGCGTCTGAAAGGTCTGGTGATTATCAAGCATGCAAAAGACTGCTTGAACTTACCCGACAAACGATACCGACGTGTAATTTGTAAACCCTCATCGAGTGTGCTACGTGTCGCCGGAGCGCTGTCGCAAGCCGCTCCCAATACCATAACCGGTTTGACCTGGCTTCGTGAACTTAGTGATGGCTTTCAGTACAAAGAAATAAAGGACGGCGAATCGTCCTGCCGGCATTGCCCCGAGGCATGCGGCAAAGTTGATGAGTGGTATCTACCCGACAACGAAGACAAGAAGTACACCGCGATCGATATGCTCGATCATGAATTGGTTGCAAAGCTTCTTAAACGCGAGGTTGAGTGTCCTCAATGTAAGGGAACCGGTAAGGTTCCTAAGATGATTCGCATTAGCAATGAGGTTCCTTGCCCAAAAGATTTAGCATGGGTTCGAGATTTAGAGCGATGCGAAGAGAACGGGCGTATCGTCGGGTTTGCGGGATTCACCGGCTCTATTGACCGGATGGTCAAGCTTACACGGTCTGAAGGATGGTGTGTTGTGCGATGCGATGGCGGGGGCTGGGAAGTTAGCGATCACAAAGGCGAGATCATTACAAGGAATGGCGAGGAAGCTTTACGCTATTGGTCCGACATGTCCAAGAATGCGAGAGTCGCTTTTATAGCCCACCCTGAAAGTGGTGGTATGAGTTTGACTTTGACTGAAAGCCGCATGTCAGTCTTTTGGAGTAATTCTTTTAAGACTGAGTTTCGTGCTCAAGCCGAAGCCCGGATACACCGGCTAGGTCAGACTCGGGGCGTAGAGATTGTGGACTACTGCCATTTGCCAAGTGATCACAAGGTACTTGACACGTTGCTTGATGACCGACGGCTGGAATTACTTACGCTTGGAGAAGTTATGGAATCCTCGATTTCAGTCGGCAATTTTTCAATCGAGGAATTGGCTGCATAAGGCCGCCTGATGTAAGAGCCATTGTATCGGCTACTTGGTACAACATCGAATATCTTATCTCGTATCACTTTTTCACCCTGGAGTTTCTTTATGAAACCGCTTCTCACTTCTCTACTGTTGCTGGCTATGATGGTCAGCCCTTCATTCGGCGAGGACGCACAGAAGATCATCAATCATTTGCAAGACATCAGCGTGACTATCAAAGCGCAGTCAGGCGGGTTTTTTGGCGGCGAAGCTCAAGGCTCTGGAGTTTTGTTCACTCGCAAAGATGGTGATGATACAACCACGTATGTGTGGACAGCGGCTCACGTTGTTGATGGCTTGAAGAGTCATCGGCCCGTGCTTATCAATGGGTCTCCGAAGATTGTAACGGAGTTCAAAGACGCTCAAGTAGTCATGGAATTTCAAGAAGATGGCCGTCGAGTTGGTGAAACGACTGTTGATGCCCGAGTCATTCGATACAGTGATGCCGAGACCGGTCGAGACCTGGCTATTTTGAAGATTCGCAAGAAGAACTTTGCCGGCGAGGGGCGATCGACTGAGTTTTATGCAAACACTGTGATGCCAACTGTGGGTACAAAATTGTACCACGTGGGCAGCTTACTTGGGCAGTTTGGATCGAATTCGTTGACGCAAGGCACTATCTCTCAGACAGGTCGAGTATTGGACATTGGTGCGAGTGGCACTGTGTTTGATCAAACGTCGGTTACGGCATTTCCCGGTAGCTCGGGTGGCGGCGTCTTCCTGGAGTCCAACGGCCAATATGTTGGAATGTTGGTTCGAGGAGCCGGTGAGCAATTCAATTTTATCGTGCCAATTCGCGAGATGCGCGAATGGGCAAAGAACGCTAAAGTCGAATGGGCTATGGATCGTAACGTCCCTCTGCCGTCTGAGGAAGACTTGAAGAAGCTTCCAATTGAAGATGCTGGAGTAACTTTCGAGAAAGACGAAGCTCGGCAACTGCCTAGTGACGAGCCGGACACTGTAGAGTCTCGATACGAGAAGGTGAATAAGGATTTCCCCTTCCTCATTAAGATTGATGAAGACGGCCCTTGCTGATTCTTTACTCTCTTCGCTTTATTCTCATCACCTGCCGGTACTCTTGCCGGCAGGCAATCTCGTCCGGGGACTCATAATGGCACCGTTGGTTATTGACCGAACTAAATGCTATTACCCAGGCTGTCGAAAGCGGGCCGAGCAATGGCACCATGTTTGGCCACGGTGTGTGACCAGGCAATTGAATACTGATCTCCGTGGTGCAGTACCGAGTTGTCGCAAACACCATGCTTTAGCAACGGCCGAGTCAACTTTAATTAAAGCCGGCCCGGTGTGTTGGGAGGCAACTGAAGTCGGTCGAAAGAACATATCTAAGTTAATTCGCCTATATCACACCGATTCGTCTACGACACAGCTTGCTGCCAAGTATCGCGTATCGCCGTCTAGCATTCGTGCGATTCTTATTCGATCCGGCATCTCTTTAAGAAGTATCGGGGAAGCTCTTCGAAATCGGCCTGTTTTGAAAACTAGGCGATTCACTCCTACCAAAGAATTTAAGATTCGTAAACAGTATGAATGCGGGCAATCAATTCGCGATTTAGCCGAACGTCATAATTGTGGGAAAGAGACGATCCGATGCATTATTCTTCGTGCTGGAGGCACTCTTCGTAGCCGATCATCGGCTCTCATCATCAAATATCAGCAGAGTAGCAAAGGATGATATGAAAAAATTAACGAAAGACCGTGTATCTCAAATTAAGGATGATTTGGTGGCTAGTAAAGGTCGAAGCCAAACTTCGATTGCAAATAAGCATAATGTTAGCCGGTCTACTGTTAGTGACATTTGGACTGGGCGTATCCACAAGAATGTCCCTTGGAGTGATGATTATATACCCGTCCCAAATAAAAAAGGCGGGCAGCACAAACAAAAGGAAGAATGTAATCCAACGGATGAGCGGATTCTGGAATTGGAATCTGAACTCATTCATGTCACGGAGGAGCGTAACCGCGAAAAGTCGAAGTACAAAGCGAGTGCCAAGTCACAAGGTATTTTCCGCGCCATTGTTAAAGAGATGGACTCTCGAATCCAGCCGTTCAAATCTTTGCCGCCAGTCTATTCGCCCAACCGTAAGAAGGATGTTATTACTGAGCATGCTGTCATGCATCTCAGTGACGGACACCATGATCAGGTCGTCACACCAGAAGAGTGTGGTGGCTTGGAGAATTACAATTTTCCAATCTCCTGTGCGCGTGCTGAACGTTATGTGGACACGGTGATTGATTGGACGCAGGATACACTGTCACCCAAGTTTCATTTTACTGATCTATGGGTGCTCGCCTACGGTGACCATACGAGTGGTGAAATTCACGGGCATGTGAATCGGTCCTACTTCCGCAATCAGTTCAAAAACAGTTTTGCCATCGGCCAATTACATGGTTTGATGTACCGTGACTTGTCACCATATTTTAAGCGCGTTCACGTGGTCTACCTTTCAGGTAACCACGGTCGCCGTTCGCCAAAAAAGGATTTTCACGGGGCGCAAGACAATTGGGACTATCTGGTTGCCGAGACAGCCAGAATGTACTGTCGCGATTTGACCAACATTGAATTCCTGGTACCGGATGCCTGGAGCGTGAATCTTGATATCAATGGTGTTGGATTCAATTTAAGCCACGGTGATGATGTTCGTGGAAACCTTGGCATACCATTCTATGGAATGGTTCGACGGCAGAAGGGGCTGATTGCATTAGGTGCCGTTCAAGGTGGACCTAACATTCGCTACTTCTGTATGGGTCATCATCATGTGGCCGCTACGTTATCGGATGTTAATGGTGAATTGCTGGTCAATGGAGCTTGGACGGGGACCGATTCCTATGCATTCAATTCATTCAGCGGCTACCGCGAACCTGCGCAGTGGTTGCATGGATGCAATCCTAAGTACGGAATTACGTGGCGAATGAATGTGAAGCTCAAGCATGGGGCTGAATGTGATGGACCGAAGCGATACAAGATTGATGGTGGGCGGGACGTTGGTCCGCTCCGATAACTGTTACTGCAAGGGAACTCATGCAACATATCAAAGAAGCTCATTGCCATGTCAGTTGGCCCCGTGACGCTGTAGACATCTACATGCTCGGTCGAGACCGGGAACAAGTTGAAGAATTAGGCGGGCATTGCAGCTATGCGCGAACGTTAGCAAAACCTGTCGAATTCGTTGAGACTTCAGGATCGGAGTCGCCGGAGCCAACGTGTACACTCACAATGGAAGCCGCGCAACAATTGATGGATCAATTGTGGGTTTGTGGCCTTCGACCAACTGAAGGCACCGGTAGCGCTGGTTCGCTCGCCGCTACCGAGAAGCATTTGAATGACATGCGAGCAATCGTTTCTAAACAACTGGAAGTTCAACTCAATGCCGTACAGCGCTAAGTCTGGAAAAATGAAACCGTATTCTGCACCAAAGAAGCCTGCTAAGCCCACGAAGAAGACCGGCAAGAAGACCGGCAAGAAGAAATGAAGCGTCTCGAACAATTTGATGTGTTTGATATCCCTTGCAAGGATATTTTTTATGACCATGACTTTAATTGTCGTGATGCGTTCACATTAGAATCCGTTCGCGAATTGGCTGATTCGATACGAGATCGTGGTTTAGACTTTCCTGTGATTGTTCAGCCCGCAGCCGAGGTTCCGGGCATCCCGCCCGGATATTTATACCGTTTAGTCGTTGGGCATCGAAGATTTGTCGCTCATACGGATATTCTCAAGCGAGATACCATTCGATCATCTATTAGGAGTGGGTTGACTGAAGAAGAAGCGGCTAGTCTTAACTTTGTAGAGAATCTTGAACGCAAGGATTTGAATGTTTTGGAACAAGCTCAGGCGATGGCGAAGAGGGGTTTGTCTTATCGTCAGTTGGAAAAGGTTTTGCATAAGGATTGCAATTGGGTTCAGCGACGAATGATTCTTCTTCGTCAACCCGACGAAATTCAGCAAATGGCAGCTTCAGGTCGATTGTCGCTAACGGATGTGCAGTATCTGATTAACCCGCTAGCCACCGATGAAGAGAAGTGTCAGGTGGCGAGGCGAATTACCACAACACCCGAGGCTCAGAAAGAAGCCCGGCGGCGGTATTCTATGGCACGCCGTCCTCGGACTCGCCAGGAGATCGACGAAAAGATCGCATACATGCTTGAATTAGGCCTTTATGACGTAGTTCCGGTGGTTACTAGGTTTGCCGCCTGGGTGGCTAAAGGCATTACTGACGAAGAAATGGACAAAGATTTACGGGAATTTGTCAACCAAAATGGCAAATAAGTTGTACCTACTATGGCCAAACTCAAATCCAACACAGAAATACTGAAGGAATTGAGGGCACAGCCAGGTATAAGTATTCCGCATTTATCACCTGGTACCAAGGTACTGGTTGAAACTGTTCACAGCATATTTGAATTCACCGTTGTTGACTATGAACACGTCGAAGTCACTTCTACTGATCATCGTTTTCATAAGCCTGTTGTAGGACGTTTCATTAGGTCGGTATATGACATGGCAGGGACGATGGAGTTCCCACATTGGATTGGCAACAATCTCCGGATGGAACTTGAGTTTCGCAATGCAATGTTTCGTTCCACACCGGTTGTGTCAGCATGCGTGATTGGAAAAGGATACAAGTATGATGTCTTCTGAAGATCAGGAAGCTCAACGACGTAGCTTCGCATTTGGGAATTGTGCAATCGACAATCCAAATGTGACACGTGAGACTGTTGATAGAGCCGCTAGAAACTTGGCCGACATTCAGGCCATCAATAGTTTTGCTTCTTACTTGTTGAACGCCGGTGCGACTATCGAATCGGCGTCTGGTAAGGACGTGACTCTGGATTCACATCTGTGTCTGATGTTTGACGACGACGGTACCGGGGCTGGCTGGGCAGTGGCAAGAGCACGGCTGCAATACATGATTGCTCGCACA